TCTCAGACACTCTCAAGAGTGCGTCAGATTTGTGCTGGAGATTGATCGGAAGTACTACATCCAAATTTCAAAGCGAATGGCCCGAACAACAGCAGCTGGAGCGATACCAAAATTCACTGTAACGGTCTTTGAACCAGATCAGCCCAACATAGGACGGACACTGGAGCTGGATGAACGCTCATACTTACAAGCTGAGGAACTGTGTTCTGTGTTGTACATAGATCCAAGAGGTGCAGATGCTTTGTGTGGAATCTTCAATTCGCTTGGAGTAAACACAATCACATCCAATGGAGACATCATCACACTGCAGAAAGATGACACCATGGAAAGCGTTGGAGGTCTGTCATGACTTTTGATCCATACAATCTTCCAGACGGATTCCCTTCAGATGGTGTGCAAGAGATTCAGCGGAAGCCATACATCACACACGTAGGGCTGGTGTGGCTTGCTAATCATCGTGGAAAGCCATGGAGCAGCACCATTGACCACATCGAAAGACAATATGGTGATGATGGGTGGCCCACATACGTGGAAGTGACAGTCACCATATCAGATGGGGAGATCAGTCACACTGCGATGGGTGACGCCACTCGCAACAATGTTGGAAGAAACATCGTTCCACACTTTGTCAGGATGGCACATACAAGAGCGATGAACCGTGCACTGCGCTCCTTCTGTGGATATGCTGGATGCACTGCAGATGAGTTGGGTCAGTACGATGAAGACCCGACATTCAGTGGTTCTTCTGGTGCACAGATGACACATGCACCAATGGTCGAGAACGGGAATGCACAACCCCGTGACACTTCCGTCCAGAATCGTGCACCCCGTTCAGCAAAGAATGGAGATCCATCATGTCCGCACTGTGGATCGATGGTGTACGACAATCGCGGGACAGCCAAAGGAAAGCAGCCACTCTTTGTCTGTAGTGCAGGGGAGAGGTGTACCGGCGCCAAGAAGAAAGGGGACAAGATTTATGCATGGTCATCATGGGATGTGGACTGGTGGGACAAACAGCTGCATGACATCAAGATGATGAATGCAGACAATCAGAAGGTGGATGTGATTGCAGGAAACCTTGCAGAGAGTATGGTGCTGGATGGTCAGCATCAAGACGAAGTCAACCAAAGAGAAGAACCGCCGTTCTTCAGTGATGAAGACATTCCATACTAAAGGAGAGAACATGGAAACGACAGAAACAAAACCTTCCACGGGTCTGCAGCTGATGCGCAGAGCAGAATCAATCATTGAACAGCTGTGGGGATCAGAAGGGGAGTTGCTTGGTGTCATCAATGATGAGATTGAAGACTTCTTCAATGACTCTGATCACAAGATTGATCAGTATCGATATGTGAGAGAGATGCTGCTTGCGAAAGCTGAGAGAGCAAAAGCAAACAGGGAGAGATTCAGCAAGCTGGAAAAGCAGTGCAGGAATGAAGTGAAGAGGATTGGTTCCAGATGTCTTGCTTTGATGGAAGCAAGAATGGAAGTGGACCATGAGAAAGGCCGCAAGTTCCTATCCGACCATGGGACCGTCTTTGTGTCGGATCGAACCTCTTTGGAGATTGATGATGAAGAAGCATTCATCAAGCTGTGGTTGAAGAATGATCCTTCTCTGATCACAGAACAAGTCATTCACAAGATTGACAAGATTGCACTGAAGTCCGCATTGAAGAATGGACGGGAGATTGAAGGTGCTCGTCTTGTGGTCAATCGTGGTGTCACTTTCCGATAGTCAAAAAAGCCCACCACGCATCCAGAGGTCTTTGGATACGTGGTGGGCTACGACAGAAAGAGCAATGTGCTCAAAGGTACGATAACATGATTCAATGGACACAATGGTGCAAATTCACTGTACCCGGTGACCCAATACCAAAAGCACGTGCACGATCGTTCCGCACTGCAACTGGAATCGCTCACTACACACCACAGCGCACCAAGCAATATGAGAGAGACATTCAGACTCTTGCTGCTCAGTATGCACGGAACAAACCGCCACCCAAGACACCAATCAGATTGACTGTGATTGCTATCTTCAAGCGTCCAAAATATCTGCAGAAGAAGTCATCACCAGTGGGTCTGGTCCCGCACTGCGTCAGACCAGATCTGGACAATGTTCTGAAAGCTGTCAAGGATTCGCTGAACGGGATATTGTATGAAGACGACGGACAGGTGTGCTCCATACGTGCTGAATGTTTCTATGCTGAGAAGCTACACAACCATGCACGTACAGAAATCATCATCCATAAACCCATGGAGGTGACTTAGTGAACATATGGCACCCTGCACCGAGAGGTCTAATAGTTGCAGCAGCCACAGAACGATGGACAAGAGAACGACCAGCAACAGAATTGGTGGTGTATCTGTGGGTGTGGTCTCAGCGTGAAGATGGAGAGAGACCCACCAGACGACAGATTGCAAGACTCTTTGGATGGACTGAACACTATGCACGGAAGATGCTGATCAGGGTTGCAGAAGACCATGAACAGTGGCTGAAGATGGTGTCACCCAAGACTGTTGGAAGTCGTCACCCACCGGAGCACAATGATTCTGAAGACTTACAGAACAGAATCACCCAAGATTCACCACGTATCATCCGTGATTCACCCGATCGCGTGCGCGAATTCACAACACAATCAAATTCAAAACACATCAATCAAATTGGAATGGAGTTGGGAAGATGGCATCGAAAGCAGTAATCATCAGGACACTTGAAGCAATAGCAAACAACCACAACAAGCCGCGATGGTGGATCGATGACAGCATCATGGTGTGGATGGATCAGCTTGAAGATGTTTCAGATTCAGATCTGATTCAAGGGACCAAAGAACTTCTGAGAACATCGAAGCAGCTTCCAACAGTTGCAAGACTTCGAGAGGTGATGGTTGCAAGCACACAAACCAAGGTAGGTGATCCAGTCACACATAGAGCATGCAAAGCGTGCAACGGAACTGGAATGCGACAGTTGGTGAGGTGGTTCAGAATGCACGGGAAGCAGAAGGTCTGGTCTGGTGTGGCTGCATGTGATTGTGAGAAGGGTCGAGTGCTTGCAATGGGTGCATTCCCTGTATGGTCAGACGTTGTGAATCAATGGAAAGCAGATGATTTCACGGACAAGATCTTCTTCGGGACTCACAAAGAGCCACACATATCCTTCAAAGACAGTGTTCTTCCAGAGGTATATGAACGATCACAAGCAAGGTCTGAAGATGCCTCTTTATGAATACATGTGCAAAGAGTGTGGACACACAGTGGAGGTTCTGCAGTCATTCAATGCAGATGCACCAGTGTGCAATCAATGCAAACAGAACCAAGACAAACAGCATCAGATGGTGAAGCAGATTTCACGGAGCAGCTTCATATTGAAGGGATCTGGATGGGAGAGGGATGGATATGGGTGATAGGATTGCACCATAGGAGGATGGACATGGATGCAATCATTGAACAACTGCTTTCAGCGGGTCATCTTGGACTGTTCGCAGTCTTTTTGATCTATCAGCATTTCAGTCTTCAGAAGCGTCATGACAAGCTGGTGGACTCGTTCCAATCACAGCTGCGTCAGATCAATGAAGACTATGAAAGCAGAATAGAGAAGATGCGGGAGAGGTATGATGCAGTGATCAGGGAAGCGAGAAAGGAGAGAGAAGAAGATGCAAAAGACTTCTTGGTGACTCGCGCAGAGATTCAGCAAAAGATTGTAGCAAAGCTGGACAGGCTACTTGAAAAGGGATGAAGATGACGACAGAAGAGATCAAAGCGCTCAAAGAAAAAATCAATGGAAGGACATTGGTGGTCAGTGTCTCAGGTGGGAAGGACAGCACTGCAACCTGCTTGCATTTGCAAGAGATTGGTCTTCCGTATGAAGCAATCTTTTTCAATACTGGATGGGAACACAAAGACACATATGAATATGTGAATGAATATCTTCCAAGCAAGATTGGACCCATTCGACATCTCAGCAAAGAACCGGATTTGAAATCACCAGAAGCGGAAGCTCTTGCTGTCAAATATGAAGAACGATTGGGATTCAGGTCACCAATGGTGAGATGGTGCATCCACAAGGGTGTCTTTCCAGCAAGGCTGTCACGATGGTGCACGCAGAATCTCAAAGTCTTTGCAGCCAAAGACTATCTGAGAGCCATGGAAGAAGAACCCATCAGCGTGGTTGGAGTCAGGGCACAAGAAAGCAAAGCAAGATCCATGATGGATGAGTGGGAATGGTTTGAAGCTGGCGACTGTGAAGTGTGGCGTCCACTAATAAATTGGAAGACAGAAGACGTCATTGAAATCCACAAGCGTCATGGTGTGCGACCGAATCCCATGTATTTAGGGGATAACCCTGTGGACCGAGTGGGATGCTATCCATGTGTGTATGCACGCAAAGAAGAGATCAAAAGGATTGCGAGCAGTAGTCCAGAAAGAATCGCCCTTCTGTCTGATTTGGAAAAAGACATCCATCAGATCAGGGTTGCAAGAGCTGAGAGCAAAGGAGAGGTCCTGAGAACACCCACAGGATGGTTCCAATCACCGACCGGTGACATCAATCCAGCAACAGGCAAAAGGTCTGGTCTCGCATGGCCTATTGACAAGGTTGTGGAGTGGGCACGGACTAAGCGTGGTGGAAGACAGTTTGAACTGTTTGAATCACTTCCAGGTGAACAGGGCTGTGTCAGATGGGGGATGTGTGACACAGGAACTGCATCGAAGAACAGAACATCAGAATGAGTCTTTTTCTGGTCATGACATAAAGTATGTCATACTTGTATGTATGGCCGGAAGAAAGAACACAGATGAAGATGTGCTTGTCAGACTTGCTGCAGTGGAATCAGTTTTGATGTCTGGTGAATACAACCGATCAGCACAGATGAGACTGTCAGCACAGTACAGCGTGACACCAAGACAGATTCAAAGGGATGCAGCTTTGATCAGACAGCAATGGACTGAAGAGGTTGCAGAAACAGACAGCAAAGCAGGTAAGGCTGATTGGTTGCAGCGGGTCAGAAGTGCACAGGTTCGATCATTTGATTCGGGTCACAGTATGGCTGCAGCACGATTGCTTCAGCTGGAGGGTCAAGCGCTTGGAGTATATGAACCAGCAAAGATGGACATCAATCACAATGTACACACCATTGATGATGCTCCGCGTCTTGCAGCGGAACTGCTTCAGGCGATTCCTGCAGCTTGTGATGTTCTTGGTGTCCCTGTCCCACAGCTTCCAGTGATTGACATCGAAGAGGTGGAATGATGTTTGCAACTACATTGATGGACCCACCTTGGAAGGAGACTGGTGGTGGGAGAATCAAGCGTGGTGCGGATCGTCACTATGGACTTGTGAAAACGCATGACATGCCAAGGGTCATCATGCAGTCTGGTGTGTGGTGTCCTGCTGATGATGCACATTTATACATGTGGGCGACCAACAATCACTTGAGTGATGCACTTTGGCTGATGGATGCTTTGGGATTCCAATACAAGACAAACATTGTGTGGACCAAGGACAGAATTGGATTGGGTCAATACTTTAGGGGACAGCATGAATTGCTCTTGTTTGGCACAAGGGGAAAAGGATTCAAAGTCAAGACAGACGATCGCACATTGCGCTCATGGATACATGCAAAGCGAGGGGAACATAGCGCAAAGCCTGAACAGTTTTATGAACTCATAGAGGCACGCAGTGAAGGACCATATCTGGAGATGTTTGCTCGCAAGTCAAGAAGTGGTTGGACATCATGGGGGGATCAAGTATGCGAATGATTGACATCGAAGAGGTGAAGTGATGCGTCTGGTCTGCAGATATTGCATGACAGAGATTGCTGGTGGTGGGAAAGGATATCAAGCAGCGATGAGAGCAGCTGCAGTGATCTCTGACCCACCTGCAAGAGTCACAACGTCATGGAGGTGTCCAGAGTGTGATCAGATGAACAGGACTGGACCACCAGTGCAGGGGAGATTGTTCACACCAACATCCACCAAGGCTGGTGCAGGATGACCAGTGCTGCAGCAGTGCTTCAAGCCATAAACAGCAAAGATGTGCTGTCAAATCTAAAGCGGGAGAATCCCCTTGCATTTGCCAGATTGTGGCACAGAGAACACCCAAAGACATCACAGCGTGCAGCATTTCAGAGCCCTGGAGAGCTGGTCACCATTGTGTGTGGTGGCAATAGATCGGGCAAGACAGAGGGCTGTGCTCAGTTTGTGGTGGCGAACATCCTTGGACGTCAACACCACGCTGTGCAAGCCTGGTGCAAGAACAATCAGATTGACCCGTTGACCATACCAAATCGACCATCCACAGTGTGGGCTGTTGCATTGGATTCCGGTGATTCGCGGGAATACTTGCGACCAGCGATTGCAAAGTATCTCCCACCAGATGCCAAGTGGCGAAATCAGTATGGATACGGACAAGCTGAAGTGCGTCTTCCATCTGGTGGTCGATGCCTCTTCAAGTCTGTGGAGCAGGGGAGGGATGGATTCCAAGGATCGTCAGTGGATCTGTGTTGGTTTGATGAAGAACCCAATGACCAAGCAGTGGTCAATGAGTCATTGATGAGATTGGTGGACAGAAAAGGAAGAATGCTGTTCAGCATGACACCACTCAGAGGGATGACATGGCTCTATGACAGATGGATTGCAGACACACCCGATGACACACGGGTGCACTATATTCATGGCGTGGACAATCCACATCTTCCAGAAGGTGCACTGGAGCGTCTGCTGAGACAGTATGGGAGCCATGAAAGAGCAGCAAGAGCAAAGGGAGAATGGACCACCTTGGAAGGGCGTGTCTATCAAGATTGGTCCAGACAGCGGAATGTGGTTGCACCCATTGACATTGATCCATCTTGGGCCACCTATTTTGGGATTGATTGGGGTACCCGTGCACCCACAGCGATTGTTGTCTGCAAGGTGGATCATGATGACAGAATGTGGATCGTGGATGAATACTATCGGAGTCAGGCCACAATCAATCAGCATGCAGTAGAGATCAAAAAGCTGATTGAAAAGCACGGTCAACCAGAATGGATTGTCTGTGATCCAGAAGACCGTGGTGCAAGACTTGCACTGTCAAGAGATCACGGGATTGCAAACATACCTGCACGCAAGGGTCCAAATTCTGTTGCTGCTGGAATCAATCATCTTGCAGAGAGATTGCTTCCAGATGCTTCTGGATATCCAGCGTTCTTTGTCTTTGATCACTGCAAGAACTTCATCAGAGAGATTGAGTCATATATTTGGGATGATCGTGGAACTGGTGAGGGTAGAGACAGACCGAAACCATCACAAGCTGATCACCTCTTGGATGCTGCTCGCTATGTCTGCAGCAGATTGTACAGGAGTGGGTCTCTGCATGTAGGATGACAACATTGGTTCAGAAAGGTAGAGTGTGAACGTGTCAAATTTAACAGTCAAAGAGAATGCGCTTGTGAGGCTGCTGAAAGCAGTCGGTCTGGTGTCTGTCAACCCTGATGGACAGATTGATCATGACGCTGGTGCAGATTACATTTCAGATCATGGATTCCGACCACAGTATGACAGCAAGACAGCGCTGTCAGTGCTCGCTGCTTTCCCCTTTCCATATGCATGTGTGACAGCAATTAGCACAGATCTCAGTGGTGTTCCCATTCGCGTGTATCGCGGAAGAGGTGCAGATGCGGAGATGCTGGACAGTCATCCACTGCTGGATCTGCTTGATCAGCCATCTTCCAGAATCTCTGGAGTGCAGTTCAGACGTCAGCTCTATACAGATTTGGTCCTTGTTGGGAATGCCTACACTTTGATAGCTGGAAACAGTCAACCAGAGAGTCTGCTCCGATTGCATCCATCCAGAGTGACAATCTCACCATTGCAAGACGGACAACCAGATCAATACCACTATGAATCTGGAACACATCCAGCAGTTTACACACATGAACAGGTGCTGCACTACAGACAACCGAGTTGGTCTGATGATCCTACATCCCTGTGGGGTGTTGGGTCAGTGCAACCAATGCACAATGATTTGATGACTGAGAAGGCACAGTCAGAACTTGCTGCACGCACTGCTGCAACAGGACAGCCCACAGGGATCCTGTCACCGAAAGAAGAAGGAATCTGGAACAAAAGACAGATTGACACACTGCGTCAAGCGTATGAATCCCAAATGAGAAAAGGTGGGTCGGGTGTTTTGATCATGGGTGGACAGGCTGAATTTCAGAAGCTTGCATTCAGTCCACGTGAATTGGAGTTTTCTTCTATTCGTGACTATGTCAGGACAGCAACCATGTCAGCTTTCGGAGTCGTCCCCGTGAGGCTCGGCATTGAGTCGCAGAACTTTGCAACAGCAAACAACCAATTGAAGCTGTATTGGGAAGGACTCTCTGGACGTGCAGCTCTCATTGATGCTGAACTGACAAGACTTGCACGGATGTTTGGTGATGAAGATGTTCATGTGAAGCATGACTTCAGTGGTGTTGCGGTCCTTCAAGAAAGCAGGACAGACAGAGTCAAGAGGGTGTTGGATTGGACCATGACCGGCGTTCCCCTCAGTGTGGCTGCAGCGTATGAAGGATTTGAAGATCTTCCAATCACTGAAGCGCAAGATGTTGCAGCTGCTCCAGACGCTCCAGACGAAGCACCAGAAACAGCACCAGAAACAGCACCAGCAGATGAACCAGATGCAGAACAAGAG